GAATTTGTTCCGTGTCCACAAGCTTTAGAATATTTAGCGTTAGTGGGTTGGAATGAAGGTATGCTGAGTCATCGTATGGTTTATGCAAATCAAGAAGCAGGGTATTTAAGCCTAGCGAAGTATGGTAGAAAGCAACCAGTAATAGACAAAGTAGTTAAGTCTAGAGCAACTAGAATGTTAGCTCAAGCGATGATTGGTCTTGAAGGTTCTCGAGTAATCGAGGATTATGAAACTTTAACCCAAATGTGTGTTGGAAAAAGTAGTCCAGGTTTTCCTTGGACGAAACGCTATCCTAAAAAGAAAGATCTTTTTAAAGATCATTCTTATGAGTTATATTGGAAGGATTGGCATGCACAACGTCAAGCGGGTAATTATAGGCCAGTAGTTTTTGTAAACAAGGTAAAATCAGAGTTAAAATCAGTTGATAAAAAATTAGCTAACTCTGTAAGAACTTATACTGCAGGTCCAGTACATTTGACAATGGAAGGCTATTGTTATTTTGCTGATCAAAATGCTAAAATAATACAAGAAGCTAATGCTTTACAGACACCAATAGTGGCTGGTTATCAGAAATTTAATCTTGGATGGGATAGATTATATCGACGATTGAATAGATTCCCGAACGCCGGAATGATGGACATAAGTGCCTTCGACGCAAGTTGTTCCTTTGAGATGTTTCAGGAGGTTTACAAAGTACGTAGAACTAATTTACGTAGAGAATGTAACACCGAATCAACTCAGATGGGGATAGACGCGTATTTGAAGGATATAGTATGTTCGTACATATTGTGCGATGGGGGAGAGATTATTCGGAAGTCGACAGGTAATCCCAGTGGTCAAGTGAATACGATTACTGATAACTCGTTGATTTTGGTCTGGGCATGGTTTTACGCATGGAGCGTGTTAAAACCAAAAGACTATGATAGTACTTGGGAAGATTTTCGAGCTAATGTTGAATTATTTGTGTGTGGAGATGATTCCATATACACAATCTCGGATGAAGTGAAAAGTTGGTTTCACCCTCAGTTTATACAAGAAGTCTTTGAAAATGCATTTGATTGGAAATTTAAGATAGAGAGTCCAGAGTTTATGTTTTTGGACGACACTGAGTTCTGCTCAATGCACTGGGTGCATCAGGGAGGTAGAGTTTTTCCTGCTCCAGTAGCTGCTAAAGTGTTGAGTAGTTTAGTGTATAAAAGCAAAACGG